AATACATCTTGCATATCGGTCCCTGTAGCTTTCGTAGACGCTAAACAATAATAAATAAATAAAAAAATAATGCAAAAACAAAATTTCTTTAAGAACTTAAAATTATTTAAATCTGTATATGAGGCTGGGTGTATGATATCACTTTCAAATGAAAAACATTTGAAGTTAGTTTTAAGAAATGTAGGTTGACGTTTCGTCATTCTTTCATTTCTTCGAACTAAAGATATTAACCGAATTAGATCCTTACATAACATTGCGACTTATCTTATTAAATTAAGAAAAAATCATGGTGATATGTATGTTATCAAATTTCTCAAAGCATCTCAATTGGCCGTTCAGAAAAAGTTAGCAGGTTCTCCTTTCGAATCACTTCGAGAGTTAGAGCCTGATCTTCCTTTACCTCGTCTCTCTAGATCAGGTCTACCTTACTTAATTAAATTAAGTGATAGATCTGCTATAGTGAGGGGGTCTGTTAAGGTTATTCGATTTTGATTATCTATCTTAAGTTTGTATAGAGTACTTAAGGGTGAGATAAAACCAAAATTGAATACCATAACAGATCCTTTTACGGGTGATCAAAAGGTGGTTGACGATTTTCAAAGATTCCTATGACTTAACAGTCGTAGGCTATTGAGAAGTTTTCTTCCATCTTTTGACCGTTCTCAGTTAGCTTCGAATAGGTTAATTCCCATTCTAAAGGCTAGCCCGAGTAGTAAAGTTAGTATCAAAGGATACTTACTGGATATCAAGTTATTACGTGAAAGTAATATTTGACCATCTTTTCGTAAGTATCTAATGTTAACTAGATCTAAAGGGTTGAGTAAATTAGTGAACTCTCTCGAGTTAATCCAGGGTCCTCTTATAAGTGAGGCTGATTTCAAGGGTAATAACCTTGGTCAGCTTTCCTTTAAAGAGGAGGCTGCTGGTAAGCTACGTGTTTTTGCAATGGTTGATGTGATTACTCAATCATTACTAAAACCTCTTCATGATACTTTGTTTGGTATTTTTAAACTTTTACCAAATGATGGTACTCATGATCAGGAATTAGCTTTTACAAAAGCTCAAACATTAGCTAAGAAATATGGCTCTGTTTATGGTTATGATTTATCATCAGCCACAGACAGGTTACCTGTTTCTGTTCAATCATACTTTCTATCTACACTTTTTGGTGCGGATATCGGGCGTTATTGACAGGACATTCTCGTAGGGCGATCTTATGTGATTTTAAAAAATTCATATGGATTACCTGAGGGAAATATTTCTTACCGTGTAGGTCAAC